ACAACTGAATAGTTGTCTAAATCGGATATTGAAGATATCCAAAGTCAAGATGTTTCAAATCTTGACTAACAGAAAAACGGCTGTGCAAGTTTACTTGCATGGCTGTTTTTATGAAGACAAGCGAAGCGCGTCAGAAAATAAGCACTAATCTCTCTTGATATATTAGTGCTTATTGACACCAAATAGTAAAAAATCGTTATATGAGAGAGGACGAAGGAGGTACGACGCACTACGAAAGAATAAAAGATTAATAACTATTGTGTCACAAAAAAAACAAAAACAATGCCAAATTGGGGATTAATTGCAGACGTAGCTGGTAGTTTATTAAACACCGGCTCACAATTATACACAAATGCTCAAAACAGAAAAAATGCGTTAGCAGATTGGAATATGCAGAATGCATATAATAGTCCACAACAACAAATGCAAAGATTTAAAGAAGCGGGATTAAATCCTAATCTTATATATTCGCAGATGTCGAATGGACCAGTAGTAAGAAGTACAGATTTTGTCGCACCAAAATTAGATCAGGGAGCTTTAGATGTACTTGGAAAATCTAATAAGTTGAATTTGCAACAATTTCAACTTGAAACTATGAAACAAACTTTAGAAGGTCAAAAGCTAGATAATCAAAAAAAGGGTATTGAAAATGAAATTTTAAATACTACTAAAAACGATTTAATGGAAAAGCCTGCTATAGTAAATCGTGTACAAAATGCAAATTATGATAGCTTAATTGAAGCGGTTAATTTGAAAAGATTGGAAAGAAGTCAATTTCCAATAAAAACTGATATTTTAAAACAACAGTTGCAGACATTAAGTACAAGCAATGAATATCAGAGATTGAATCAAAATCAGAAATATAAATTAAATGAATTATTATCTGAACAGATGCAAGCTATTACTGAAGGTAAAGTACAACAAAATACCTTAAATGGTTATGAATTAGATGTAAGAAAAAGGTTAGAAGAAAACGTACAAGGTTTAGGTAGTGGAACTGCTGGTAGGATTGCTTCATTTCTTGGAGATATATTTAAAGTAATGATATTAAAGAAATAATATGAGATTGTATACACAAGACCAAATTTTAAGGTTAATTAAGTTATATAATACAAGTGACAATTCTGAAAAAGAATTATTAAAAAAGTATGTAGAACAAGCTTTATATAAATATTTCAATCACAAATTAAAAACTAAAAAATGCGAAGACGAACATCATATCGCCGCTCATCTAGAAAGCGCGGTTATGGCAACAGACGTAAAGTAAGCCGCAGTTACTATGTATCTCGTGGCGGAATTAGACTTTAACAAAATGGGGCTAGTCACCCCATTATTTAATTAATTATTAATTATTAACAAAAAACAAAAAAACATGAAACCGAATTTATTTAATTCGATTAAGCTGCAAAGACCTAAAAAAAATGTCTTTGACCTCACGCATGACGTGAAATTAAGTGCCGATATGGGAAATTTAACTCCTATATTGACTTTAGAATGTGTACCTGGTGACAAATTTGATTTAGGATGTGAAAGTATTGTTAGATTTGCTCCTATGATTGCTCCTGTTATGCATAGAATGGATGTAAGCATGCATTATTTCTTTGTTCCTAATCGTATTTTATGGAATAATTGGGAAAAATTTATTACTGATGCAAATAGTGGTGCTGTTATTCCTTATTTTAATTCCGATTTATTAAATAATCCATCAGTTACAGGTAATCCTAAAAAATTTGCTGATTATATGGGTGTACCTCCACCACCAGTTGGTGGCACTGTAACACCTATTAATGCTTTGCCTTTTTTAGCTTATCAACGTATATGGAATGAATATTATAGAGATCAAAATTTACAAGCTCCTTTACAAGAACATATTTTGAATCCTAGCGATGGAAATATTTATAGTTATATGTCTTTTGCTGAAATTTCAAATTTATTAAATATTAAGAAAAGAGCTTGGGAACATGACTATTTTACTGCTTCATTACCTTTTGCACAAAAAGGTGCTGCTGTAGATATACCACTTGGTGAATTATCAGGAGATTTACCTGTGAAAACAACTGGACCAAATACAACAGTTTTAACTACTGGTGCGGGTCAAACATTAAATAGTGCTACATCAACACCACCATTTGCTGCTAATACAATGTTTGTAGAAACAGACGGAATGGAGTTACAACCCACTACTATTAATGATTTAAGACGTGCTTTTAAATTACAGGAATGGTTAGAAAAAAATGCTCGTGGTGGTACTCGTTATATTGAGAATATTTTAACACATTTTGGAGTAAAATCTTCAGATAAACGTCTTCAACGACCTGAGTATATTACAGGTGTGAAATCACCTGTAGTTATTAGTGAAATCGTAAATACTACCGGTCAAACTGATGGTTTACCACAGGGAAATATGGCTGGTCATGGTATTAGTGTTTCTAGTGGTAGAAGTGGTTCATATTATTGTGAAGAGCATGGTTATATTATCGGTGTTATGTCTGTTATGCCAAAAACCGCTTATCAGCAAGGTATTCCTAAAACTTATCTTAAAAATGATACTTTAGATTATTTTTGGCCTTCATTTGCTCATATTGGTGAACAACCAGTAACTACTAATGAAGTTTATGCTTATACTTCAAATTCTGAACAAACATTTGGTTATGTTCCTAGATATGCTGAATATAAATACATGCCTTCTAGAGTTGCTGGTGATTTTAGAACCACTTTAGATTATTGGCATTTAGGACGGATATTTGCTTCAGAGCCTGCTCTAAATGCTTCATTTATTGAATGTAATCCTGATAAAAGGATATTTGCAGTTGATGATCCCGCTGGTGATAGTTTATATTGTCATGTTTTAAATAAAATTCGTGCAGTTAGACCAATGCCTAAATTTGGTACTCCAATGTTTTAATTATGAGTTCTAGATGTATTACACCTTTTTATAAAAAAGAACCTATAAGAGGTGAATATATGCCTTTACCATGTGGAAAATGTCCACCTTGTAAAAAGCGTAGGACTTCCGGATGGTCATTTAGATTAATAAAAGAAGGAGAGCGGAGTAATTCCGCTCTCTTTATTACTTTAACTTATGATACAGAGTTTGTTCCTATTACTAGTAATGGTTTTATGACTTTAAATTTATTAGATTTACAAAAATTTTTTAAGAGATTAAGAAAACGTACAAATGAAAAAATCAAATATTATGCAGTTGGGGAATACGGAAGTCAAAAAGCCAGACCACATTATCATATCATTTTGTTTAACTGTAATAAAGAACATATTATCGATTCTTGGGTTATTAATTATAAGTCTATTGGTTCTGTGCATATTGGTAATGTTAGTTCTGCCAGTATCGGTTATACGTTAAAATATATGTGTAAAGAATCTAAAATACCTTTACATCAAAATGATGATAGAAAAAAGGAGTTTAGTGTAATGTCAAAAGGGTTAGGTAGTAATTATTTGACTGAAAATATGATTAAATGGCACAAAAACGATTTATTAAATCGTATGTATGTACCAATTGAAGATGGAAAAAAAATTGCAATGCCTAGATATTTTAAAGATAAAATGTATTCTGATGATGAAAAAGATAAAATTAATGAACACATGGGTAATTTAGATGAATTAAATGAACATAAATTAATACAATTTTATGGCTCTGAATATGAAAAAGAACGTATTCATGTAGAACAAACATTAAAACAATTTAAAAAAATGTATAAAGAAGCTGAAAAAGAGCGTAAAATGTCAAATATATGAAAGTAAGAAATATGTTAAATTATCACGAAAGTGAAAAAAATTATGAGGTTAATGATGAACCTAGTCAAACTATTCCTGATCAAACAATGTCAGTAAGAGAATTATTACGCCGTTATGCAAGTGGTTTACCTCTTGGCGGAAGTAAAGAACCATTATATGAAGGTGAAGACGGTGACGGTGTTGACCCTCGTAGACTCGATTTAGCTGAACGTCAAGAACTTGAAATATCTGCTCGTCAAGAACTTGCTGAAATCGAAGAACGTTTAAAGAGCAAAAAAGTAGAAAAGACAACTGCAAAGTTG